GGCGAGAAGGTCACGAATCATTGTCTTCCCATAGAGCCGGAAACGTTTGGGGCGTGAACCGCTCACCTGGTAGCTGCACATCCAGAATCGGCTCGACCTCCAGATCAACACTGACGCCTGATCCGCTAATACCGAATGATACTGACTCAAACTGAGCCGGGCCAAACTCAGCGATGTTGGGAGCGGATGCGGCAATCACCCACAAGTTAATGATGATTCTGTCGTTCGCCAATCTGAGTCGCCTAACGATGCTGATATCCGCTGCGTCAAAGTCGATGGTGGCCCTTGGAGTGCCCTCTGCCGTTTCTTCTGGAAGGGATAGATCAAAGCGCCCCGGCTGGTAGGTTTGGGTACTGCCCGAAACGTTGCTATCGATGGATTGCGTGTTGTTTGCGTAGTAATAAAACGTGCCATCAATATTAACTTCGATCAGCACAATTGACGGATCACCAGAGGATCGGCTGTAAATGTTCTTCAAAAACGAATCGCTATAAGGCATTAGGGTTGCTTCTCCAGAGAGATAGACAGACGCCACATATCGCCGCCTAGCGGCTTTAGGTCATAGGGCTCTGCGAACTGGTAAACAGACGTTCCGCCGTAAAGAAAGTCCGGCTTATCAAACTCTATCCCGCCGTTATCCAAATCGTCCCGGAAGAATGCTATGAACGTATCGGCCTGTGATCGAAGTATCACATAAGACTCTGACACATCATGCACGGCTGCCGTGAAGCGGGTTCGCTGCTTTGTCAGGCCGTCCATACCGCTTCTGATAACAGTGCTCTGCGGGATGTCTGAGAAGCCGTTGGTATCAGGCAGTTGGGGTAGTGATGCGGGCCAAGTAGCCATCAGACGCGCCTTCCTTTAGATTTCAGATCAAACTTTGAGCCTAGCTGTTTGTCAAACTCACCCTGCATCACCTGCCTCCGTACCGTGTCGCGTATCGTAATCTGCATTTGACGCTGTCCTTCAGGGCCTGTTGTCTCTTGCGTCTGGACATCATGGCCTGTTGATGTGGTTGTCTGGTCATTGATGGTGACACTGATACCGCCTCCACCGCTGCCTACTCGATCCAATGTTGTATCTAGCTTAGCGCTGGTCTCGGAAGTTACGACACGCTCACCCTTCTGAAGGTTCCATGTTCCGTCTTCCGGTACTGAGTCGATACCATCGTGAGCCATCCCAGCCGCTGTCAAGGCAGAAACCGCAGTTACCATTGGAGTAGTCGCAGCGACTGCGGTTAGGTATGCAGCTGGAGCCAGAGCCGGCCCAGCCACAGGTATCGCGGCAGTTGATGCGTATGCAGCAAGGCCGGCCATCTGTTGTTGAGCTAAAGCGTTTGCCGTAGCCGTCGCAGCGTAGGAAGCCTGAGTCGCGGTAGTTGATGCGGCGATAGCGCTCGCTTTTGTGGCCTCCGACGCAACAACAGCGGCTGTTTCCGTGCCAATGCCTGCCAGTATAAGCGCTTGGTTAATGGCCCACTGCACAGCTATTTGTGCAAGTGAATTAACGACGCCGCGCAAGATGGCGTCTGACAGTCCGTACATGGCGTCGCCAAGGCTCTCAGAATCAAAAATGATGGATTCAAAAGCACTACCAAAGTTGGCGGCAAAGTTATCTATTACTGTTTTGCTTAGCTCGTCGAAGTTCTGCAAGTTTTCTTGTGCTGATTCAAGGTACTTTTCCCAATAGCCAGCGTTCAGGTCGCTAAGCTCCTTGTTTTTTTCGTCCTCCAGTTGGACCAGCAAGTTCTTCTGCGCCTGCCCGGTCTTGTTTGTGCTGTTGAGGATAATGTCTCGGCGGCGCTCGTATGAAGCGAGGACGGCATCTTCTTCAGACAGCAAGCTGGCTGCAATGCCTGATGCTTCTTTGTTTATTGATGCCTGTTCTTGTTCTGCGTCCAAGGCCCCCCGGATAGCCTTCTCCAGCGCGACGTATTCAACGGCCTCCGCTGCGGTCAGTCCTTTGTTTTCAAGCATCAGCTCTTTCTTTGTTTCCATGACTGCAATTTCAGCTTCTGATGCTGATATGCCAGCCTCTACAAGGGCGTTTTGTGCTCGTAAAAATGTCAGCTCTAGCTGTAGGGCTATGGCTGCATCGTTGGTTGCGCCCGCTAATTCAGTGGTTGTTTTAGTTGATTTGTCTTTTCGGTCAGTCACTATCTTTAACTGTTCGTCAAGATCAGCAAGAACACTTTCCAGAGCCTCCACATCAGCCGCTTGCGCTTGGTATTCTTTGCGCAATGCCTCCGCCGCAACAGTATTTGCGCCCATTGCCTGGCTTCGGCCCTGCGACGTGATGTTGCTCATTTTCTCTTTTTGTTCGGCTATTTCTAAGGAGACTGACAGCTTATCGGCGGCCAGTCTTGCTTCTGTAAGATCTGAAACCAAGGATACGCGATTGCTATTAAGCTGCGCCTCAGTCCAGTCGTTCATGGACTCTGTTAGCTCGTCTAGCTCTGGCTGTAGCTTGCTAACTTCTTCTCTTGCGCCAAACAACGCATCCCGGAAGTAATACAGTGACCCGGCTGCAATCAATGCGATACCAACAGGGCCGCCAAGGAACGCCATTGATGCGCTTGCGGCCCTAGCAGCGCCGCCAAGAGCCAACATGCTAGCAGATGCGGCAGTGGATGCCCCGGCCATCCTTCCTAGAGCTAATTGAACCCGAACAGCCTGAACCGCATTAAATGCCAGCTTACCGCCGCTCACAGCCAAAGCCCCGGCAAACTTGCCCCCAACCACAATGGCAACCACTGCAACCGCATCCGCCAGCGCCTCTGTCTGTTCTGCAGCATCCCCCAGCGTGTCTCCGTAGCCGGACCACAACCGCACGAGGTCGGTAGCCTGCTGTATCGCGCCCCTCAAAACTGTTGACTGCGCATCGCCGATTTTAATAAAGGCCACATCAACGGCTGAGCCAAAGGCGTCCATATCGCCCCTGAGCGTGTCCATCTGTTTCGCTGCGGTGTCAGCCGCTTGGCCTGTTGACTGTAGCTGTACTTCCATCTCCCTGAGCGCGGCTGACCCTTGGGTAATAAGTGCTGCAAGCGCAGGCCCCGCCTCTGCGCCAAAGTCTGAAACAGCTTTGTTGGCAGTTATTCCTTTATTTTCCAATTCCTCTAAAATGTCAACCATCGGTTTGAATTGGCCGTTCGCATTCTTTATAGATATGCCCAGCTCAGCGGCCTTGTCGGGGAGCTCGTTAAGTATTGCGCGAAAGCCTGTACCTGCACGCTCGCCGTTACCAAATGACGTTGTTAGGATGCCCAATGTTGCCGTGGTAGCTTCAAGCGATTGGCCCATCGCGGCGGCTGTTGGGCCTGCGTTACGCATAGCAACCTGTAGCCGGTTCACGTTCAAAGAGCTGTCCGCAATGGCCGCCACGAAAACGTCAGCAACTCGCCCGGAATCTTCAGCTTCCAGATTAAACTGGTTTATTGTGGCGGTTGTCAGCTCCGTTGCGCGGCCAAGATCCGATTGGCCTGCTTCTGCCAAGTTCAAGACGTTGGGCAATGACGCCATCTGCTCTTCAACAGCTTGGCCGGATGAAGCTAGAGCGTAAAGCGCCTTCGTGGTTTGGGCAGGGTTAAATCGAGTGGAGGCCGCTGCCCTTAGAGCTTCGTCAGATAGGGCTTCAAGCTGCATTGTGGTTGCAGATGATACGGCACCGACGTTTTGCATGCCTTGTTCAAAACTAGCAAACTCGGAAATGATGCGGCCAAAGGTCAGGCCGCCAAGCGCTGCCGAAGCAACACCCACAACAGAAATCAAAGCGGGAAAGGTGCGCGAGCTTAGCCGCGTTGCAGTGCGGTCAACACGATCGCCAGAATTACCAAAGCGGTCAAGGTCTCCGGCACCACGCCGTAACCCGGAGCTATCGACGCGGAAACCCAACGAGGCCAAATCTTCCATGCAAATGCTCCTGTTACTTAGTTGCTTGCGCCGTCAATTCGGCTGATCTATCACGACTTGTCATCAGGTGCGATTGCATCGCGTCTAGCGTCTCTTCGTTGCGCTCGATATAGGGCACGTCGTCTGCAATGTCTCCTTGCTCGCTGCCTTTGTTTCGCCAATTGACGTAAGCCCTCGACATTTCCATTAGCGTCTGTGCATCCCAACTTGAGAGCCATGATCCTGTTAACCGGATGTAGCTCTCTATTTCTTGCCAGCTTGTAGGGCTGATCGACATGCCACCCTGACCAACTAACCCTAATTCCTGCACTGCGATTGCCAGGTACTCCAGCCCGCTGATATCAGGGGTGCACGTGTATGGATGCCCTTCCCCGTATTGCTCGAACCGATTGCGCCTGTCTTCTTTACGTGACCTGTTTGGTACTGAGTGCATCCATCCTATTTGCGAGGCCCAGAGCTTTAATCGCTCTCGGCCAGCTGAGTAAAATTTTCTTGATTCATCACCCACTTCAGGGCCTGAATGCGAATGTCTTTGTACTTCACGTACATATCAATCAGCGCGGCTTCATCAGCACCTTCGTAGCCCGGAATGTTTTCGGTTTCCAAAGTCATACGGGAAAAAAGGTTCGCGTCTTCGCGGGCAATCTCTTTTGATGTCCGGCTGTCTTTCTTGCCGCTGGCCTTAATCGCTTTGCGCTGGAACGATGTCCACGTGCCGGAGTCAGGGCCTTTGAGCTTAATTCGGAGTGGTAAAGTTTTGGCCTTATCTGCATAAGCTAAATCGCCATCGGTGCCGGGCTTGGCAAGGTGTAGCCAGGAGCCGGATTCTGATGCTGATTCGGTGTCGAACATTTCTAGGATATTGCTGGTGTTATCTTTTTCAAGTTTCATATCTCATGCCTTGCGATAAACATCCGGTAAGAGTGGCGGGCAGGCGGTGGATGAAGCCGCTCTTCGGTTGCCCTAGCCCGCCAAAACTGTTTACTCCTTACACAGCGGCAACGCGGGTAATCGGTGTGTTTATTTCTACCTGCACAGTCGAGCCGACCATGCTGTTGGCACTGCCTGGGGCTTTTGTGTAGCTGAAAATGCGGGCGCTGTAATAGTCGATTGAGCCGTCTTGATACTCAATTTTGACAGCGTGCTGCTGGTTCTTGGTTGCGCCTTCAACGCCGTCAGCAAGAATCTGTTGCCCCGCGTCTTCAGAGTCAAATTCCAGACCCATGCTTTGCGAGCCGTAGTTGATAAAGCCCTTGAATTTTTCAGTGATACCAGTTGCCAGTGGATTGGACTCAACCACTTGAACGTTCGGGCCATATTCGGGGAGGTCAATTACTTCGCCAACTTCGACGAACACAAGGGCCGCATAGCCAGCCTCGTCAAAGGTTGCAGGGTCTTCTGCTACTACTGAAAGGATTGTGCCGGTACTGGTAAGTTTAGCCATCAGTGTGCTCCAAATTTGGACAATATCGTCGTCACGACGAGGGCAGTCCTAGAAACTGCTAGGTGGAGTATACCATATTCGAGGGTAGGGGAAATAGCGGGAGGGCAGGCATAAAAAACCCCACAAAAGCGGGGCTAGATAAAGCAGGGCGTCATCACGACGAGCCATGAACCATCTTAACCTGTATACGGGATGGTGACAATAACTGACAGTCGATCATCATTTGGCTGGATCTCAAAGCTCCACGGATTGCGCTGCACGCGAACCAATCCTGTGATCGTGGCGTTCTTTAGGAATGCAGCTTTGACATCATCGGCTGCCCTGTTAACTTCAAGAATACCGCGCCCCGGCCTGTCGAATACGCTGACTTGGAACAAGCCTTGAGGAACTGTGCCGTCTGTGGGTGCTAACCCGTTGTCGATGCCGGTGTTAGGCATAACCATAGGCTCCAGCCATACGCCCGTTGCTGGTGGCATGAAGTCTGTTCCCGGCCATGCGATAGGGTAGCCGAGTGACGCGGCTGCAAGCTGGCTAAAGAGTGCTGTGGCTATTGTGGTGTTAGTTGGTGTCATCAACCTACCCTCGTTTTGACTTTCTGCGCTGCTTTGTCAACGATCTGCTGCCAGTTCTGGGCGGCGCTGCGGAGAAAAGAGTACCGCGCTTCCATGTAAATTGCGTAAGATGCTCCCCAGCCGAATACAACACGGTCGCCTATTTTAGCACGGTTGATGACAATGCTGATTGGCCCGGCAGAATAAGAAGAATTGCCGTCCCCGCTGGGGGCGGCATTGATGTCTGCAGCAAAGCTGTTGCGGAGGAAGCTCGTGTCCACAGGCATGCGCCCCCCCTTTGCTCTCGGAGTCTGAACCTCTCTGGCAATATCCTGAGCCGCAGTTTTCCACACGGCTTCTAATCGCGCCTGAGACTTAGCTACCCATTGATCTATAGTTACGTTAGCCATGCCCACCACCTG